ATGAAAAAAGTAGTATTCGCCATTATGGCAATTGCGTTACTTGCTGTTAGCTGTACGCCAGAAACACTAAACAAAAATGACTATCAAGACGAAGTCGACAAAGACAAAATCGAACGACCCGGTAATCAGGGCGGCAATTAGAATTTTTGGTACGCTTGTTTTAACCTTATCCGGAATGATACTGTTCCTGGATAAGGTTTTTTATTTTGAGCTGTCCAATACACACGGGTTTGCGGACTCTCAAACCTACATCTGGGTATTAACACAAAGCCTTTCACCACTATTAATCGTTGTGGGTTCAATTTTTAAACCTTACAAATCTGCATACCTAATACCGGTCTATTTTTACACCATTCAATTATACTGGGTGTTTGATACTTCATTAAAAATAGACGATGCTTTGCTACATCTCTATGCTTTAGGCGTAGTATTTTTTACTGCAATTACTGCATATTTTATTAATAAGTATTTCAGAAAAGCAATGCGTGATCGGGCTGATAAAATAACTTTATTAGAAGAGATGCTCGACCTTAATAGATTCATTAAAGACAAAAAGAATTGAGTAAATACACAAACTTATTAGCAACGGTACGCGAAACCGCCAATCAATTAAAGAACGGGCAGATTAGCCCGGATGAGGCCGATACAATTCTTAAAAATATTGAGATTGAGTACAAAGCTATTGCCACCTCTACTGGTGATCGTAAACTTACTTTAATGTTAGATGAATTGTTTGGAAGCGATGAGAACCCGAACCTCAGCCTTTTGTTTTAGCAGCACCTTTATTTGAAATTTCACTTTTTAAGTCTTCAATTTCCTCTTTTAGTGAAATGCGATCGTGAAGCTCTTCCAGTTTTTTATCGTAGTTCTTTAAACGTGGCTCCAGTTCGTTAAATAGTTCTGCAGCTAATAACTTGAACAATCCTACTTCTTTGCTTCCGGATGTTTGATATTGATCCCCGGGTTCGGCTGCTTTGTCAAACTCGTTTGTATTTATTTTTTCAATACTTCCCTTTCCAGTGATAAACCACCGCAAATTCAAGGTATCAAAAGCACTTGCAAAGTCGCTTATCATATCAAATGATGGCCTTGCAGTTTCTGACCTATTCAACCTATACAGCTTTTCGGGGCTGTTATAGCCCAGTTTTTCAGCCAGTTCGGGAATACCTTCCAAGCCATAGTGATCAGCAATTTTACTGATGCGTTCAAATATATTTGATTTTATATTCAAATGAGTTTGTTTAATTCAAACAAGTTTGTATATTTGTTTCAGATTTGAAACCAAAACTATGGAAAAAAATTTGAAATTCTCTGATTCGCAGATAAAAAAGATAAATAAAAGTGCCTTGGCTGAGAAGTATGAGTGTACCGAGCAGTACATAGGCCAAGTACTAAGAGGCGAAAAAGGGAAAAACAAAAAAGCGAAAGCCATTAGGAAAGATGCTCAAGCAGTTTTAAAAATTGTGGGAGACCCTATAATGGAAATAGAAGTAGTTGATCCAATAATTGTAAGCGCATGATTTACGAAGTGTACCAAAATGTAATGTGCGTGCAAGGTGGCCTCCTTTATAAGGATGAGCAACCAGTTATGAAAATAACTGATTATAGAAACTTGATCAACCGCTACGCAAAAACGATCCGCACCGGTGGCAACGGTAGAACCGCCCTTATCGATTTTCAAACCATACCGAAAAGGTTTCGCGATAAAATAGTATCAAAATACGGCGATCCATTTAAAAAACAAACAACGCAGTATATCACCTCTTTACTGCAGCCCGATTTGGAAGCTTCAAAATACTTTGCAAACTTTAAATTGCAAGACGGTCGCAACCTTCCAGAGCCTACCCAACGCGAATACTTTACAAATGCACAAATACTTAATATGTGCGATAAGTTGATCACCGACCAAAAAAGACGCACCCGTGTATTTGGCAAATCGAGAGTAACCGATACTTGGAAAAAATTAGCCGATGCCATTACAGAGCTCGACCCAAACTTATACCCTCACACCTTACCAAGCAATGCCCGATCCTTATCACGTAAACATAAAAAGTACATAGAAAAAGGCTACGCTGCTTTGGTACACAAAAACTTTGGTAATGGCCACGCCGCTAAAATTGAAGGCGAAGTCGCAGACTGGATACTTGCCATGTATGCACAGCCTCATAAAATTACCATACCGGTGCTGCACCATACCTATAAAAATGTGGCGATAGACAACGATTGGCCTTCCCTTTCAGAAAGTGCTATTGCAATGTGGCTTGATAAACCCGAAAACAAACGAGTTTGGACGTACGGTCGTCACGGGCGCGAAGCCTTTGTTAATGACTTTCAGCATCACCTTAAAAGAGATAGCTCGGCGTGGTTCCCCAATGCGTATTGGGCAATGGACGGTACCAAACTGGATTGGCTGCACCTTGAGGATAACAGCTTAGGTATGGCTGCTAATTTAAAAATGAACATCATAATCGATGTGTATTCTGAAAAGATCATCGGTTGGAATTTCAGCGAAACAGAAAACCATACCGACCATTTTAAAGCCCTTAAAATGGCGTTTAAACAAGGCGAAAAACGTCCGTATTATTTAACCTATGATAATCAGTCCGGTCACAAATCCGGGCGCATGCAAGAGCTGTACTCAAAAGCAGTAGCCAAAGATGGCGGAACCCACCACCCACACAAAGCATACGCGCACAATAACCCAATAGAGCAAGTATTTAACCGCTTTCAGCAACAATGTATTGGTCGTATGTGGTTTAGCGATGGGCAAGGTATTAAAGTACGAAACAAAGACAACCAACCCAATATGGACTTTGTTATGGCCAACCGCCATAAACTAAAAAGCAAAGAAGATCTGCTCAAAGCTTTTAGAATAGTGGTACAACAATGGAATAACGCTACGCACCCACATTTTGAAGCCTTAACACGTGCCGAGGTGTACAACCAAGAAGCACCACGTAGTGAAGCGGTTAACTTCTTAGATATGGTTGATCTGTTTTGGATTGAAAACCCGAAGCAAGTTACCTACAACCGTGGCGGCTTAACAATGACCGTTGCAAAACAACAGCACGAATACGAAGTGTACGATGCCGATAACCGTATCGATACCAACTTCCGTGTAAAATACACCGGTGCAAAGTTCACGGTTAAGTATGATCCCGAAGATATGGGCATCATTCGCCTGTACCGCAAACGTACAGATGGAAAACTTGAATATGTGGCCAATGCTGAAACAAAACGCGGTCATGAAAGCATCCCGGCATTAATGCGCGAAGGTGCAAAAACGGCTTGGCAAGATGATTATGGTGTTCGTGCCAAAGAAATTAAAGATGTAGAGACCCAACTGGAAGAGCTGCGCAATAAAACGGGTATCACTCCAGAAAGCGTGATACAAGAGCAAGACCTTCTTATAAAAATGGGCGGTCGCCTTCCAAAAGAAGAGCGTAGCCAAGTAGAAGCCAACGATATTTTAAACCGAATGTAAACACCCTTATACCATGAGTTTAATACAACACGAAAAGGACTTAATTACAATTGAAGTAGCACGAAAAGTTGCAAGGTCGAGCCAAAACAAAGTAGCTCGAAATGCAAAAGTAAGCGGTGCCACCATTAACAAGATTGTCAATAGAAAATGGCATAACATATCCGAAGAGATGTGGCGCCGCGTTCGGGTGAACCTCCGTATCAATACCAAATGGAAAACCGCCGAAACCGTAAACTTCAAATTGGTGAACAATGCGTGCCGTATTGCAAAGTCTGAAGGCATCACCTTAATGATTGCCGACAATGCCGGAAAAGGTAAAAGCGAAAGTTACAAGTACTTTGAACGCAACCATGACGAGGTCATTTACATCGAGTGCATGAACGTATGGACGCGCAAAGAATACATAAAAAACCTTTGCCAAGCTGCAGGTGTAGATCGCCACGGAACGCTACACCAAATTGTAGACCGCTTTATAAAGCATATTAAGGGATTGCGAAAGCCATTATTGATCATCGATCAGTTTGACAAGCTCAAAGACTCCCAATTAGACCTTTTTATGGATTTCTACAATGAAATGGACGGCAACTGCGGTTTTATTTTAAGTGGTGTTTTAGCACTCGAAAAACGCATTTTAAGAGGTGTTAACCGCGCCAAGATAGGATATGAAGAGTTATACTCACGTGGTGGCCGAAAATTTATAAGGCTCGACCCTATTAGCGAAAACGATGTGAAATTGGTATGCAATACCAATGGCCTACACGATGAGCAACGCATCAATACCATTTACCACACCTGCGAGCAAGACTACCGCCGCGTAAAGCGCGAAGTAGAACGCTACCATTTAAGAACATTACAGCAAAAGGAAGTCATTTTTGAAGAAGTGAAAGCCGAAATGCCAAAAGGTGTTCGCGCTGAGATGCATTATATGCACGATGACGAAATAAGCAAAGCCCTCACAGCTTCAAACAATGATGTGCCTTCAGCAATAAGCAAGCTTAAAGAAGTGTACCGATACACCGCTTTAAAGGACAGTGAGATTAAACATTTAATAAACGTATTTCAAAAGAAACAAGAACCCGTAACAGCATAAAAAATCTGTATGGCTAAAAGACGCGCTGTATCAGTAGATCAGCTAATAAAGAAAAAGTTCATTGACATACCCCTAACGGGAAGATTTAAAAAATTGCTTGGCAATCCAGAGCGTTCCGGTTCTTGGTTTGTGTACGGCGAAAGTGCAAACGGTAAAACCACCTTTTTAATGCAATTGGCCAGAGAGTTGGCAATGTTGCCAAAAACCAAAGTAGTGTACAACACACTGGAAGAAGGCGCACGCAAAAGTATGCAAGCTGCAGTAATCGATAACAATATGGATCAATGCCCAAAAGGCTCGTTTATGATCTTAGATCGTGAACCCATATCAGAATTACGCAACCGGTTATCCAAGCATAAAAGCCCAAACGTGATCTTTATAGACTCGGTACAATATGCCGATCTCGATAAAGCGAGCTACAAGGCTTTAATTTCAGACTTCCCTAAAAAACTATTCATATTCAATAGTCATGCGCAAGGTAAACGTCCGGTGGGTGCTATTGGCCGCGATATTCTATTTGATGCAGATATCAAGATACGTGTGGAAGGCTTTAAAGCCTTTTCAAAGAGTAGAATGAGCAGGGGTAAGTTGACAGACGATTATATAATATGGCACCAAGGCGCAGCCGATTATTGGGGCGATTTATAAATAACATTATGGAAGACGCAATAAAATACCTTCGAATTTCAACAGACAGCTACGAAAAGCTTGTCTTTAAACATTGGTTTCATTGGTGCGAACAATACGCTGCCAAAAAACTGGATGTTCCCACCCAACAATTAGAAACCGATACCGATAACTTTCAGCAGCTATTGGCAAACACAGCATTGTTTAACTACTGGTTAAAAATGTACCGTGAATATGAAGTTGAATTTTGTATGTGTGCCTCTCAGCTTAAAGAATATCCGGGAGCTGAAGATATGAAAAAGCTCTACGAGAAGTACGTATGGAACGTAAAGCAATACTACAGCAAAAAGCTGATAGAAAACGCCACAAAATTAACCTTAAACCCACAATTAAATTGATGGAAATATCAGCCCAAGAACGATTTGATCAATTAACCGATGTGCTTGAATATGCCAACCGCCAAAACCGTGAGAAGTTTACTGCCGGCGAAAAGATAATGATGCACCAAGAGCGCGCCGAATGCCTCACGGTATTAAACCAATTACGTACTGGCGAAAAAGTGAAGCCAAGAGAACGAATAGTATCAACAAAAATAGAAGTCAAAATACGCCAAGTAGTACAATGGCTCAATATTAAACCCTTAAACAACTAATAACTATGAATGCAGCACCTCCTATGAATGAAGATATCATCGCTTTAGAAATAGTAAAAGAATTACAACAAGCGATTAAAAACCACAACCGTGTACGCATACAGAATCTGTATGACCAAGCGCAAGACTTAGATTGGGATAGCATACCAGATACCACCTTTCAAGAATATAACGCCCTGGTAGATCAAGCAAACGATATTTTATTAACTACATAAACCCTATTGAAATGGAAACACAAACATCAAAAATGCAAGAATTAAGAGCCAAACTAAATAAAATCTTCACTGAAGATTTTAATGATAAGACATCTTGGACTGATACTCAGTTGAAAAAATTGAAGATAAATACAAACGAAACTTTAAGCAGTGGACAGTTATCAGAATTAGAGAAGATTGCTGATGAAAAAGAAATGGAATACTACATATCCCGTTCCGGTTCCGGACTTAAAATTGAGTTTGACCTAAAATAAAAAATACGATGGAAACCGCAACAAAAGAAAAAATGGACATCAGCAAACTATCTGCTGAAGAGTTACAAGCCGAGCTAAAACGCCGCGAAGAGACCGAAAAAAAGCAACGCCTTAAAGCCCGAAACGATTTTAATAAGGACAAAGAGGATTTTACGCTGCATGCAGCTTCAAAATTTAAGAGCCTACAAAAAGAGTTGGCCGAGCTAAAAGAATACACCATTCGTGAAGCGAATAAGCTGTACGAACGTATGTATTTAATCAATGACAAAGAGCCAAAAGAAACCAAGAGCTTCAGCTTAAAAAATGAAGCTGACAATATAAAAGTGACCGTAGATCGTCAAGAGAAATTCGAGTTTACCGAAGAGGCAACGGTACATATTGGTGCTATAAAAGACATCTTTAAAGAGAAGTTTGAAGACCGCAACAAAGGGATGTACAAGATTATGGACAACCTTTTGGTAAAAGGCTCAAAAAAGGAATACGACCCCAAACTATTGGCAAAAGCACGCCAAGCCGTTCGCGAGTTGGGCGATGATAAACTAATGGCCGAGTTTGACAAACTCGAAGATTGCCAACGCGTAGTGGGTACTTCATTATACTGCCGTCTCTACGTTCGCGATGACAAACAAAAATGGCAGGATGTTTCACTTCAATTTTCAAGCTTATGAGCCATAGAGAAAACCAAATAGCTGCAGATCAAGCAGCATCCGTAAAATATCACAGTGTAGCAACGCCCAGTGTAACCATCTCGCAACCGCAAGATGATCAATATTTGGTAAACGGCAAGCTGTTGTATTTAGACAGCAACAATAAATGGATCACAACCGATGAGCTTACGTATAAAGAACGGCAAGCCTTCCGGAAAGAATTGCACAATGCAAAAGATGGGTAGCATCTCATTACCTGCGCCTGGCAAAAAAACAGTTTAGACTGTAGGGAGCAGTAACACGCTGTAATGTGGTTACTACCGTTCCGCCCACCTTAATTAATGGGATAATTTAACGGTAGTTTCAAAAAAGATGGAGTGATGCTTAAAGGAAACAACTCTTAATTACAGAAACGCCGTTGGCCACTACGATAGTGTGGCAGAAACTTCCGGGCAATCCCGGAAAGTCTCGACCGGGTGGCGAAATTGGTAAACGCGATATGCACTCCTGGCTATTGAAACTGGTAGAACAGGAAAACGTACGAGGTTTCTTGCAGGTTCGAGTCCTGCCCCGGTCACTAAATATGCATAAATGGTATTTATACCTATTAAATAGCATAAAATCTAATGGTTAACATCTAATGTCTAACGTCTAATTATGAAAGCAACCAAGTACCAAAAAAAACTGATCCACATGAACGCGCCCAATCGCGATACAAAAGAAGAGTACGTGCAATGGGCAACTGGCGATGTGAGCAAAATAAGCTGCAACGATCTCAACTTTGAGCAAGCAAACGCAATAATCGAAAAACTTGGCAAACGTCCGGTAAAAGCCTTTAAAGAAGACACGCCCATGTATTGGGCATATTTTGACCGCTTTAACGGCCAACACAAATACATACAAAGCCTGTTGCATCAAGTAGGTTGGACAATGCCAAACACCAAATACGGACGTGTACCCGATCTACCACGCTTTGGCAATTGGTTGCAAAGCGATAAAAGCCCTGTAAACAAACCATTAAAAAAAATGAACCCAACCGAGTGCAGTAAAATAGTCGCTGCACTGGAAGGAATGTTATAAAACCGTCATAATATGGATATAAAAACATTTAATAAGGCAAAAGATATACTTGAAAAAATTAATCAACTTGAAATTGATCAGCAAAAAATACAAAGCATCCAAAAACGCAGACATGATGTTGATTTAAATTTTTTACGTGTTACAGCATATAATGCTTTAGAATTTCAAATAGGTGTTTATAAATCAGATTTTAAAAATTTATGAAACCCTGCCCACATTGTATGGAATATGTAGCTCCCCGCTTACGGGTAATTGAAGGGGCGGTTAATTGTGAGGTTACCGCCCTCTTTTGCCCAACATGTGAAACCCGATTAAGTGAACCAAAAACTGAATGCAGATGAAATCAATTGAAATCACAACACACGTAGACACTGGCAATCCATTAAAGCCAATTTCAAAAACACAAACCGTCAAATTTACCAAAGATAAATACGGTGTTTCTATGGAATTAAAATCTGAAGACTATTTCGATACAGGTGATTCTAAAATTTGCTTAGATAAAAAGGATCTGATTAACGCTTTAATTTTTTTGACTGAACAATGACCTTTAAAGAAAAATACCAAGAAAACGAAGGCCACATTGAGCGGTACACAGACTTTTTGTTAAAAGACACCTATCGGCATAAACAAAGCAACTTGGTGCCGCACAATTTGCCCCGTAAAAGCGAACACAAACTCATAGATGAAATTGCACGCCTGCGCAACGAAAATGTAAACATCCGCCTACGTGCTGTGTTGAACCCTAAAATATTAAACGATGAATACTATCAACCAACAATCAACTGTCCATCTCAACTTAATAGCACCGCTTACTTTAAGCCTTACAGTGCCAAAGATAAAGGCCTTGAGCTCATTGAGCGACAAGGAAATCTATTGTTTTGAATGCGGCGTGTGCCACCGAGCAATGTACAGCATTCTCCTGCAGGTATTTGAAAAAATACGAAAAAAGGAAATTGAAAAAACACTCAACCCCGGCAAGAAAAAGGAATTTGCCCATACCCTAAAGCCCTACGAAGCTATGTATCTGGAAAACCACATTCGTAACCATATGGATGAATACCAAACCAAAGAACGCACCCATCTGCTCGAAGTGGCCAATTACATAAACCAAAAATTAGCGTAATGAAAATCACTTTTGAAGAAACCGTACAACGTGTAAAAGCAATAAACGAAACACTTATCCAAGATTGTGGCTTAACCTATGAGCAACTGGATGAGTTTTGGGCCGAAGTCTTTAAAAAAGTAGAAAAACAACAAAACAAGAAGTAATGGAAACCACGTACACTGTAAAAAGCATTCAAGACGGCTTTATATGGACGTTTAAATACGATTTAAACGGCAATTTAACAGCCTTTATAATTGATGAAGGCATATTGAGTGGTAAGCAAATGAAATGGCTTTTCAGCTCTGGTAAATTCCCGGCACTTGAAACCATTATGAAAAACGTCTGGATGGTAAACCTCAAGAAAAACTTTGAAATCACCATTGGCGAACCCGATCTAAGCTTTGAAGCTTTCTGGAAGCTCTACAACCACAAAGTAAAAAAAGTGGCCAGTGAAAAAGCGTGGAAACGCCTCAGTAAAAAAGATAAAATGGAAGCCATCAAAGGCATAAAATCATACAATGGCATGTTGAGCCGAAAACATCAACACAAAGCCCACGCATCAACCTATATTAATCAACGGTATTGGGAAGATGATCATAACTCAGTGCATTAACCCTAAAACCCAAACCAATGAGAATATTTATAATAATAATGATGATCATCGCCCTCTACATTGTCCTTATGGGCGATTGGGACGACTACGATGCCAACGATGACGACTTTATGAATTTAACGTAAAATATAACCCTTAAAACCCGATACAAAAATGAAACCCGTATTAGTAGAAAAAAAGAAAAACACCCGATACTCAACCTTTGCAAAAGTGAGTGTATCAAAAACAAACGTCATGTATATCAATCAAAAAGCAGTAGAACTGTTAGGCGATATTGAAAAGAACAATCTCTTTGTTTTTAAAGACGAAGGTGATAAGCCAAAATGGTACTTGCAACTGTCTCCAAAAGGTTACATCTCGATTAACAAAAAGAATAACAAGTACGGTTCTTGTCAAGTATCCCTCGGTGATATTGGCCAACAAATAAAAGACAGCTACGGTCACGAAGGCAAAAAAGCACTTGCCTTTAAAGTACTGGAAGCTGTTGAATATGAAGGTGAAAAATACTTCCCGTTGGATTTGATCAACGACACCCTTGAATTTCAAATGCCAAAAGAAAAACCGTACGAATTTGGAAAGAAAACCGGTTGATCACTCAACCACATCAAAGGAACGGTTAAGGTATGTGGCCTCCAGTGGGTCGGCACCAAGCTCACGCTCGAGCTTGTCAAAACACTCCTCAAGCGAATCTGCCACCACCGCCGCATACCGATGACCGCCTCCTTCTGTGTACCGAAACCAATAAGCCGTTTTTACCATAACACAAAATTACGCACTATGCCACAATTACAAAAAGTTTACACCCTCGATATCACACCAGAGCAATTTTTAAACGCCTGCAGTCCGGAAGAGCTGCAAGAGGTCGATTTGCTTTTGAGTAAACCTTCCTATCAGCACCACATGAATAGTAGCAATCAACTTAAAAAAAATGATTTTCATTGTATGGAAAGTGGTTTTGGTGGTTCTAAATGCGCAATACAATGTTCCGGTTGTAAGGATAGTGAAAAAGAAAGAAATCAACTTAAAAGTTAAGTATGGACACATTAGAAAATCGAATAAAAGAAGTATCCCGAATTATAGAGGATCTGAAATATGCTAAAGAGCGTGCACGATCCCCAAAAAGCAAGCGCAACCTTAAAAACACGCTTCAACTTTTTAGTGCGATACTGGACGACTTAAAGGAATTGCAAAAACTAAAAACTCAATAAATGCAAACCAAAAAAAACAGTTTAATCGAAGCCGTAACAAATACAGCTGTCGGGTTTGGAATCTCGTTGGTTTCCATCTTTATCATATTGCCATTATTAGGCATTGAAAGCACGCCAACAAAAAATGTAACCATAACCGTGTATTTTACTGTAATAAGCATTGTACGCAGCTATGTGTTGCGCAGGATATTTAATAAGAAAACAAACAATAGTTAATAACCAGAGGGCACTACCGCCACCAAGCAAGTATGTGCCCTCCTAAATCACGAATGATTATGAAAACAAATGTAACAATTTTAAAAATCGCAGTAACCTTGGTGTTGCTGTTGAACGTAGCAAGCCTTTTCGCACAAGATCGAATCACGCTTAACATTGCTCAAGACGCCAAATTTTTATTTATAGGCGATGACCGTGGCAACGATGCCGGAACCTTAGACTTACTCTTTAGAAGCGAATGGCAAGGCAAACAAACATCCGTTGGTTATATGCTAGTAGCACCCGAGTTTGAATACAGCAACCTTCAAGGCGGTGATTATAGACGGTATTCATTAAACCTTGGCTACACCTTAACCTTTGCAGCACCATTTGAGTTTACAGCCACCGCCGGGTATGGTGTAATAGACCGCAAACACGTGGGGGCCGATTTTAGTGCCGGCGCACAACTGGAAGCTGCATTTGCCATAAGCCCCAATTTTAAACTGTACACCGCCTATCAATTTACAGAGCGTAGTGATCTATACGAATACGGAACCCCAACCAGAGGCAGTGGCTTTATTGGGATTAAAATAGGATTGTTTAAAACCCGTGGAAGATGAAAATACCAATACTAATAACAGTAGTCGCGCTTTTAACTGCAGGCTTAGGCGCGTTTATCGGTTGGATGCTTGCCAAGTATGGCCGACCATCCAAAACCAATTTAAAAGAACAATGCACCCATATCAATCACCAGTTGTTTGATATGGGTTTAAAAGAAGACCAGATCATCACCTTTTGGCAAGACACCATCGCTGAAGCTGAAATACGCCACCATTTGCCGAAATGCACCAATTGCGATGTTAACCAATGCGATGTATGGTGCCGTAGTAAAGCGCGGTTTAGTATGGACTCTTAAATGACTAATAACGCAAAGCTAAAACCCGTTTCAATGGGTTTTAGCGACCGTTATTCGGCGTTTTTCAAAAAAATGGTATATTTGTTGTACTCCCCAATATTTTAAAACCGTCAACTATTATGGAAAAATTAGAACCCGGCGATGTAGTTCGTTTCAAACACCAAGAAAACAAAAGTGGATCATTCACTTATGGAGGCACTGACTCTTATGGTAAAGCGATAATTTATTGGTTTTATCAAGGGGAGGTAAAAAAAACAACGGTAGAAAAAGAAGTATTAAAAAAAGTAGAATGAAAAAACTACTCCTATTATTCGTATTGATCACAGCGCCGTTGTTTGCGCAAACTGGTAGTACTGCATATAACCAACTTACCGGTAGTGATCTTAATGAGGTGACCTATAAAATAGACAGCTTTACCAGCAAAAGTATGCGCCTTACCAAAAAAGGCGATCAAAAATTTAAGCATACCGATACCGGGGTGATCGTGACGCAGCACTTTCAAAAATTCAATGCGCCCGAAAAAACAATGGCCATTACTTACAGCACCACGCCCAAAGGCAATCGCTTATACGTAAACGATATCACCGTAACCGGAAACCAAGAGCTGCTCATTGACTTTTACGTGAAGTTTTGGGATACCACCATCCAACTGGATACCACCAAAAGCGATCTCTTAGCCAATAGCCGCTACTTAAATGATCAAGTAAAGCTGTACGCCGGGAATACCCAAAAAATAACGGTAACGGGCTCCAAATGAAAATAAGATACGATTTGCACTCAGCTTATGAAGCTGGCCATACCGAACATCCTCAAAAGGAAATGAAAAAATTAGGATTTGAAGTATTGTCTTTTGAAGGTGTGCCAATTGCAGATTGCGCAATAATGGAAATAATGCCAACTTCTAATGATTTACCTTCTTTTTTAGAAGTAATTTAACTGTTAACAACCCGTTAACTTCGACCATATGCAAAGGGTTGCGTGGTATATAATTTGCTGTTATATTTGTTAAAACCGCACCCTATGCCCGTAGTTTCCAACCCAAACACCGCCCGAAAACACAAAGATGCCATCCGTGAGTACAACCGATTATCTGCCATTACCGAAAAAATAGGAAATGCAGTAGTCAAAAAATTCACAAACGAATATTGCTTGGCCAAAGCGGCACATAAGCATTATTTAAGTGCCGCCACCCTTGAAGATGTTATGTACCGGAGGTAGGTAGTTTATAGCTTTCGTCATTAGGTTCTACAATGGGTACCGTTCCTTTAATCACATCTACATCGCCCGGCGTGAAGGTATTAAACTCATCCATCGCGCTAAGATCACGTAATTGACACACAAAGCTTTGCCGATATAAGTTTCCGGCATCGCCAGTATCAACCGGTGTAAATGCAATACGGCGCATACCGCTGTAACTTTCGCCATTGGTGCTGTGAAATAGTTGGTATACCTTTTTACAATTCTGAAGAAAAGCGAGCGCGCTCTCTTGGTTGTAACTACCAACATAGGTATCTGCAAAGGTTTCAAAATAGTGGTACATATCCACTTGCACATTACAATCTTGCGCTTTTTCTGAAAGGTCATCCACATCTATAATACGAATGGCATAAAACAATGCCGGCGTAGGGAATGGATGCTCGTCTTGCAAAAAATTAACTTGATTGTGCCAAAGGTCTTGCCACGCTATTTCTTCAATATTGGCCGTTACTTTTTCGCAAAGCTCTTTGTACAGCTCGGTAAAATCTTGAATATAGTTTTCTGCTACCATTTTAAAGGGTTTTAAATCGTTTTATAATAGTGTTTAAAAGCCATTCGTCCAGATCATCCATCAAGGTTTCACTATGGCCTATAAATTGTCGTTGTGGTATCACTACCGTAAATTGGTTTTTTTTGGTCAATGCCATGCCTTTCCATTTTCCTTGGCCGGTGGCTTTGTACATATACCAAAAGTACTTGCGGCTTTTTTCAGTAATACGAATGTTGAGCGTACCGCCGTTGTTATGGATATCGGCATACTCAGCATCGCTAAAAAAGGTTATTTTGCTCTTACCGTCATCTTCCACATCCAAGCTGTTGAGCAAATGCGAGCTTTTAACCAGTATTTTACGTCCGGGGTCAATATCACCTTTTCGGTTTTCCCACTTTTCAAACCCTTTATCGGTAAACCCTTGATTGTAAAAACTATCTTGAAAAAAGTTTAACCCGGTCACACGCGCATAGCGAATGGCATCCTTTTTAAGGGTGCGTGCCATTTGTAAAAAATCGGGGTTCTTTTCAATTTTACTCATCGTCCGGGCGTTTCAGTTTTTTTAGTTTATCCAGTTCCTTTTTTGGAATGGCGAAATACGGATGATCTTCTTCATTAAACACCTTGCCGGTTTTGCCTACGTGGTTATCAAAGCCTTTATCAATTTTAACTTTTGGCGTTCCCTTGGTTGCCTTTTTAGAAGTCTGCTGCACCGAGCAACGGCACCGGAACCCATTAGGTGGGTAATGCGTATCCCAAAATTTGTCGTTTAGCGGTTTAATGATACCGTCCAGTTTGTCATGTTCATCGCGCACACGCTCATCGCCTACGGTTCTATACATAAGGTTGGGAAATAAATCGCTGTCTTTTTCAAACTTTTGCCATTGCTTGGCCGCTTGCGAGCTTCGTCTGGCGGTTTGATATTCTGCCTGAAGATAGTTTTGATTGTACGTTTTATGAACCGCTAACACCTTTCTACGGAAGTCTGTCCACTTGCGTATTTTACCATCATCGTCAACCAACAGCTCGTTAAACTCCACCAATTGCTGATAGCTTTTAGCGGCACTAAACAAGTATAAGTTATTTTGAATTTCAGTAACGAGAAGGTCACCGTCTTTATTCAGTTTATCCCATTCTTTGCCATAGCCTTTTTTCGCCCCTTTTTGAAGCTCTTCATAGGTTTTTAATAGCAACTCTTTGTCAAGGTCTTTTGGCTTGAGCTTTTTATCGAACAATGCCCTGGCAATTCGGGTGATCAATTTATCCCACACCGAGAGATCAATCGCCTGCGGTGGTTCGTGTTCGTGGCCACAGCCTTCGTGGTTGTAAAATGCGGCTATTTTAAGGGCGTTGTTGGGCTTTTTTTTTTACTGTTGCCTTTGTCGTCCTCTTCCGTAGGATTGTTTGAAAATGGGCGGTTATATCCGGTAATGGTAATACCACTACGTTGGCTCAGCTCGTCCACGTCCAATTCAAAACCTGCAGTAGCTAATTTAACTGCGCTTTCCACGTACTCTTTTTGATCAAGTTCGTCACTCTCATCCCAATCAAACTGAAGGTTTGCCAACGGCGTGTAAAAACTTGAAATTTTAGGAAGCCTTGGCAATAGCTCTTTATTGATAATGTACTTTACAAAAAGCTTATCGCTTTCGTGGCGATCGTCTGCCACTTCGGCCATAACTTTTAAGCTGCCATACGTACCGGCATTTTCTTTATTTTGAGTGGTACCATCTTGCCCCAGTACACGTTTGGATATTTCAGAATTTAGTAAATCCAGAAACTCCTTAAATACCCGGAAGGCATCCGTTTGCGGAACCGCACCCAAAGTAAACTCTTCATTGCCTTGCAGCACCATGACGTGGTTGCTATGCATTGCCAATCCCATTTCGAGTAACTCCTCTTGGCGGCCGGTCGTCATATTATCGGTATTGATAATAATAGGCGGTACACCAAACTTATGCAAGTGATCGAGCCAAGCACCCATTGCTTGCTTTTTGGCAAGGATATAGGTTGCTATTTGGCTTAAAATACCAAGGTCGCCATTGTTGCCAATCTCAATGTAATAGTTGGCAAGGTTACCAGATACATACGAGGTTCCTTTTTCGCCACCGGCTTCTTCAGCAATCTCTTGGCGGTGTGGTAAAATATGCGCCATTGGCATTGGCGTGCATTCCATTAATTCGCCATTCTCATCGGTATCAAAAAGCTCCAGTACTTTAATGCCGGTAAACTTGCTCATTACCGTTTGGTATAAAAAGGTTTCAAACCACGGTTGCTCGAGTAAGTTTTTTACATCGGGATTGGTATCGCCGCTTTCGGTCACTAAATCCCATTTACTGCGTACTACACGTAAAATACGGCTTTCCATCACACTCATAAAGTGCGCATCGAGCATTAAGTTTTCGTACAATTCTGATAAAAATAGTAAGCTTGGCCGTTCGGGGTCGGTCGCTAACGAAACGGCATCGTTCCAATCTTTGATCTCTTTGGGTACAAAGAAAGTATTCGACTTTTTAACCTTTCCGGAAAGTGATTTTTTACCACCTCTGGATGAGTCGCGTGAAACCATTTCCACCCGAAGCCTATCCTCCGGTATGCCTTTCAGCACTCGATTTGAAATAGAGCTGTTTGCAATGGCAATTGCAGCTGTTTGTTTTCGTATCCAATTTCCTAATCCCATGTTATAAATAGTTATTTGGGTTTTTATTATTTCCGTAAATCACTCTTGGCTTTACTTCGCCCTCTTCATCTTTTCGAGATGGCAACCCGGCATAGGCGTTTCCGCTTTCAAGTTTATCCAGTTCTTTAAGTGCCCACTCATAATCGGTGCGGATATCATCGGTTATTTTTCGAGCTGCATTACGCCGTAAAAATTTGTATAAAACTAAGTTCATTAATATTTGAAGGATCACTCCATTACGATCGTCATCCTCTTCAGCAAAAACCGTTTCCATATCATACCTTCCGGAAAGCTTTGATGTGATATAATCAATTTGCCGCTTTTCAATTTTTTCAAGTGTATATGAAGCTCCTGCTGTTGAGTTTGCCTCGAGCAAGCGGCTTTGGATATCCGCTTCAAAATCTTCTTCAGTAAGAAATATATAGGCCATTAGAAATGTGCTTTACGTTTAATTTTTGCTGTTAATGTATTTTTAGGGTTGGATGTATAAATCCAACTGCTTAACCATCGTATGGCTTGCTCATCGGCATCTGGCGCATCATCGTGCGTTTTATAACCGGGTTCAATACCCAAAAGCTGACTAATACCTTCCTGTGTGCTGTGGTGGCTTCGTTTGGCTTCGTTGTAATAGATACGCTCGTTTTGATAATACGGCTGCAGGGATAAAATACGATCGTACTTTTTGGTGCGTGGAGTATCCACTTTTACCAAATTGAGGTGAATGCGATACGCATCTTGCACATCGCGAATGGTGCGTTCCACTTCATCATTCCAAAATTGTGCTTCAAACTTCCAATGGATGATTACCGTTTCCGGTAACGAAAGTTGAAACTCGGCCATCCAGTTTAAGGCTTCACGCATTTTGCTTTGGCGCACAAAGCTATCGATGTAATAAAACTCTTTACCATGCAATCCCCACACCCGTACCGCATTAAAATCGGCTGTGGACGTTCCTGCATAGGCAACATCCCAAAAACCAGTGATTGCTTTAAAGTGATTGAGCGGCGGTAGTTTTTTCCATTGGATATCCTCATTTTTGAAAATAACACCCTCTGTATGAGGTTCGTTATTATATTCTGCTTTTGCCGCTAAAATTCCAATATCATCAACTACTTCTTTATAATAATCATTAGAATACTTTTCAATCCAAGTAGGTTTATAATCTACCGGATTAAATGCCTTTACTTCGTGAACCTTCCAGTTTGGATGAGATTTCTGAAGCATCGTCATAATCATGTCGGGTTCAAAACGATTGTTAGCATATACAAACCTTCTTGGATATCCATCCATTGTAGGAATCAAATCACGTTCAATCCATTTTGCATATTTTCTTTGTCGCTTTGGATTAGCACTAACTTCTTTAGTCTCTAAATCATCAACCACAATATAGTCTGGTCTTTGATTTTGTTTCCTTAAACCTCTAACTGATTGCCCAACCCCTTGAGCTTTTCCAATAAAACCACTTTTGGTTTTCCAATCACCAGACTCCCAATTACCGGGATTCATTTGTTCACCAAAATCGTTAATGATGCGTTGGTTCGCTTCAAATTCGGCACGAAGATCTTCTAAAAGTTCTGAAGCACGGTCTTTACTTGTAGTGCAAATAACAAAATAATTTGCATCATCATTAATCGAAAGCCAAAACGGGATAATGATATCTGCCCAAACGGATTTCGCCAATCCACGACCCCATTGAAAAAAGACTCTTGCAAGTTGATCATTCTTAATCAAATTTGCGCCTTTAATATGAAAATCATTTGCTGGACTCGTGCAATAATGAGGGAAGTAATACTCCGCACAAAAGCGTGGGTCATTCTTAGCTTTGGTAATACGTTGCTTTTTATCCGCTTCGGTTTCATAGGTATTTACACCTCCACCGGAACGGGCAAACTGCAGCCGTTTTTTATATGCCTCTAAGGCTTTTTTGTCTGCAGCTTTCATTTACGTACGGTGTGAGGTTTATCGGTATAGCTTACCGTTATTTTATTAAGGCCGAAATTGAAAAAGATATTCTTGATGTATGATGTGCGTACCTTACCACCTCGCAAGGGTATTTTTTGCGGATCACCAATTTTAACACCGGCACCGGCTTTTAAAAATTGAGATCCTAAATTCAAAAAGGTTTGTCTTGTTGAAATACCGGTTATAAGGCTGTACCAACAATGAAATAACACGCTAATAGGTGTTATAATCAATAGTGATAATACGTGCCGTATAAAGATGTAAATGGTGTTAACCCAAAATTTGAATTTTTTACTCATACTAATATTTCTTACTTACTTTGGTTAAGTGATTTTCTTGAAAATCGATGGTTTTGGTATAAAGCTTTGGATGCGCGCGTTGCAAGTCGTGGAAGATCTCGTCCATTACTTCAATATAAACCACCAATGGTATTTTGTTTTCGCGGTCAAGTTGCTCCAGCGTTTTGTTGTAATGTGCGACCTCATTAGCCATTCCGTTGGCTTTTTTACGAAGGTCACCTTCGAGCTCGAGGTCGTTGCTTTGTTTTGCTCGTTCAATTTCATTTTGAAGCTCGAGCCGTTCACTGGTAAGCGTACCGAGTAGCTTGCGCAAGTTCTCCACTTGGCTTTTGTGGCTTGAGAGTTTTGCCTCCCTTTGTTGTTTCCACCCGTATTTTGATGACCAGTTAGAAATGGTCTTTTCCTGCACCCCAACTATTTCGGCAATACGTTTATTCGTTTCGCCTTTCATAAATAGCTGCTTAGCGGTAGCGCGTTCTTTATCTTTTGCCATACACTGCAAAGATGGCGCACCCCTTTAGGCTGTGAAAAAGTACTATAAAGTTCACGGTGGTTTTAACTGGTATTTAGTCAGATTTTTCACTGTTAGTATTCAAGCAACTTTTTAAAACTGGGCCACCGCATCGCAAATTTGTAACCTCAAGACACACGAACGCGATGGTTAAAACCTTATTAGAATTACAAGCTACCAGAGACTACGGCTCTTTACTCATTACAGCTGAAGTAAAGAACAAAGTGGCTTATTTATCTATTGAAGGATATATACACCCGTGGGCGGACGCTTCATCCAAAAACTTAAAAAATGAAATAAAAAAACTTAAAAGCGAAGGTGCTACAGAAGCTGAATTGTATTTAAACACTGAAGGCGGTGTTTGTTTTCAAGCCAATGAAATGGTTAACATTTTAAAGGAAAACTTCGGAAACAATATCCCATTAAAAATAGGTGCTTTAGCAGCCAGTTCCGGAAGCTTTATCGTTGCTGTTTTTAACAAGACAGCTTCAGCGTATAAAAATTCCAAGTTTATGGTACATAAACCGCAAGGTGGTTTTAGAGGTACCGCAGCTCAAGTAAAAAAGTCGCTTAAATCCCTTCAAGATTTAGAAGATGATTATAAAAGAGAATATGCTCGAGCTTTCAATAAAACTGAAGATGAGATTGAAGAAATGTGGAAAGATGGTGATCACTGGATGACCGCAGATGAAGCTTTAGAGGAAGGACTTATCTCTTCCATTATTGAAGAAGAAGCCGAAATAACTCCTGCAGCACATTTACAATTAGTAGCTGCCGGCGCACCCGGAGTAACTAAAGAACCGGAACCAACCCCGGAACCAAAAAAGAAAAATCAAAACTCAAATACAACCACTATGGACAAAAAAGTGTTGGCAGTAAAATTAGGACTGCCGGAAGATGCTACTGAAGCGCAAATTAATGCCGCTTTAGACAAGCAAAGAGAGCAGGCAAATACTGCCGCCACGCTCCAAGCCAAATTAGATGGCCAATCAAAAGAAGCCAAAGAAGCAAAAATTAAGGCTCTACTTGATAAAGGAGAAAAAGAGAAGAAATTCACTGGTGATATGCGCGCGCACTATCAAGCATTTGCAGAGGCAAATTACGAAGGTGCTGAAAAAGCCATTGAAGCTTTAGAGCCGGTGGCTAAAATCGACACCAAAAAAGACCCAAAGAATCCGGGCGGTGAAAGCACAAAGGATGCTCTTGAAAGCTACCAAGCTTATTTGGATGCTGAAAATGGTGATGCACTTTGGGCAACTCTTGAAGAAGAGAATCCAGAATTAGCTGAAAAACTAATCACGGCACATTACAACAAAGAAAATTAAACCACGCTAAAACGCGATTATAATACCATTTAAACGATGAAAAATACAATTAGAAAAATAGTAGGATTGGCGGTTATAATGCTTGCCTTTTTGACTTTCAATGCGGTAAGCGGTCACCCGGTAGAAAGTTTGACAGATCAAATACCGCAAATGGCCTTTGCAGCTGTAGCAAAAAATGAGCTTGCTGTAAAAGAGCTTAATAAGCATTTTCGCCATTTAGATAGGCCTTGGATGGGTAGAATCCCTTCTAAAAATAATTGGGTTAACAACGATGTGATTAAGCTCAATGAAATTGGAGCTGATCCAGAAGTGTTGATCAATAATAACACCTATCCAATTGCGGTTGCAGCTCGGCCAGATGAAAGCACGGTAATTTCATTATTTAAGTACGATACTACCAATACGGTTGTTACTGATGATGAAATCTATGCGTTGCCTTATGATAAAATAGGCAGTGTGCAAATGCAGCACCGTGAAACATTAGAAGAGCAAACTGCAGATCACGGATTGCACTCATTGGCACCATATGAAAATACAGCAACAAGCCCAATAATTGAAACCACTGGCGAAACGGTTGATGGTAGAAAACGAATGGTCTATGCTGATTTGGATAACCTTAAAAAGAAGTTGAATAAACTGAAAGTGCCATTAAAAGGCCGTGTGTTAGTGTTATCAACAGATCACGCATCCGATTTATGTATTGAGGATAAAGACTTGAGAAATCAGTTGGCAAACCATAAAGAAGGAACCCCACCTCCAAGAATGGCCGGCTTTGATTTGTATGAAGATGTATATGCACCAAAGTATGATGGAAGCACTCAGAAAATCGCTTTCAATAGCGTGACTGAAGGGAAAGAAGCATCGGTTTATTTCTATGCGCCACGTACTGCAAAAGCGAAAGGATCAGTAAAAAGATACGCACGCTTAGCTGAGAACGACCCAGAGAATAGAGAAACCACTATGGGCTTTAGACTTTACAATATTGTAATTCCAACCCATAACACGTCAAACGGAGCAATCATATCCGCAGACGCGTAATCTAAAAACAAACGATCATGGAAAAATTTAAAATAGGAAGTGCTGTAGTTTTTGCTCTTGCA